CAATTCCTCCCAATGTTGCTGTTAAATTAATTGCAGTGGCGCTTGCTAATGCAGAAGTTGTTAATGTTATACCGCCAACATCAGAAACCAATTGAATACTATCAACACTAGTACCTTGATCAGCACGAATTCTAATTTTTTCATTTACTCCACCATTAGCGTGAAGATAAATAGCATCAGTATCATTTAAAGTTGATGTTGCAACAATTCCTCCCAATGTTGATGTAAATGTTATTCCGCCCAACCCAGATTCCAATGAAATTTCACCATTTGCATGACTTGCATGTAAATGAATTGCATTTCCATCAAATGACGAAGTAATAGAAGAAGCATTTGCGTTAGAAACAGTTATACTTCCAAAATGTGAGTCGGACGTTGTTAAAACTTCTTGATCTTGTACTTTTAAATATTCATATGCACTATCTGCTAAATGAAAATATTCATTTGCTGTTCCACCTTGTAATCCAGTTAAATCGTTATGTTTTGTAACTATTGTTGGTGTAAATTTAGTTGTATATGCACTTTGAGGATATCCTGCAGGTACAACTGATGTATTTTGTTGTATAATAATTTTTGCGGCCAATGTTCCCCATTCAACAATATAAGATGGAACAAAACTTGGTGGTTGTAATGCTTGTGCTTGTGCTAATGAATAATCTCCAACACCATAAACAACATAAAGTATTCCTTCCAAACTGACATAAACCCAATGAACACCATAATTACCGATTGATAATGGAGCTAATCCAGTAGTTATATCATTATATTGTAAATTATCAATTACTTCTCGTCCTGTAACAGTTACCCAATTAGTGCCATTGTAATAATAATATATAAACCTATCTGTTAAATTTGTATGTTGTGCAGGTGTAATTACTTTAAAATCAGCAATATAAAATATACCTTCTGTTGAAGCTATATATCTATAATCTAAAACAATACTTTCCATTGAAATCTCACCACCAGTCATATGTTCAATACCATGGTATATGAGTCGTTGCCAATTTCGTTCAATGGCATTATTCAACTTAATACCAGATTGATCAATAAAATCAACAACATCATCAGTTCTATAAGTTATTGCTAATACAAATGCTGAATTTCCATTGATACTTGCTTGATTTACTGTTGCATTTACACTTGTAGTTATAGGAGGACCTGCATTGTATTGAATATAAATATAATTTTTACTATTATTTGTTAATGATACATTTGTAGCACTTGCCCAATCAAAACTTAAAAGTTCAACAATGTCTGAATTGGATATTCTAATATAACCTTGTCCCGATGCTACATCAATTGAACCATCGGGCGGAGTATGTACTGAAATTGCACCTCCTGCAACAAATCCAGCAGTATTTGTATTATTTATAAATTGTCCTAAAGTTGTGTATGTTGGTGTACCTAAATTATTTGTTGTAATTGCATCAACATGTGTAACAAAACTATCAACATATGCTGTTGTTGCTAATTTTGTAGAACTATCATTTGGTGGTTGTGTTGTTGCTAATGTTCCATCTGGAAGGGTTATTGATGTACTAAAAACACCACTACCATCCGTTTGAACAATACCACCAGCAACATTTAAACTTGAATTTGTTAAGGTACTGCTCATGCTCAAACTTGCAATGTAACCATGTGTCCAATAATGTAATGTACTACCAATATTAAAACTTCCATTAGGTATAAAATCACTTCCAATTGTTTCAGTAAATGTAATTCCGCCTGAACCTGATTGTAAAGCCAATAATGATGTTAATGTATTATCACCAATAGTTAATGTAGTTCCAGCAGTTTGTTTAACTATTGTAGTATTAACTGTTGTAATGTAACCACTTGTCCAAATATTTGATGCTCCGCCTAAATTATAGGTAGCTGTTGTAGGTAACAAGTTACATAATATATTTAAGTTATTACCTGTTTTAGCATATAAATTATCTCCGTAATAGTTGTTTGTATAAACATTTTTTAAATAATGACTTGAAGTTCCAATATCTGTTGTATTGTTTGTTACATCTATGAATGGTGATGTAATAATAATTCCAGTTGTTCCAGATTGTATAGTTGTTGATGATGTTGAATTTGTACTGCCAATTGTTAATGTTTTAATACCAGCCCCAGTTGAAATATGTGTTGTATTGTCTGTTGCAGTATCATCAATATAAAGTATTCCAGTTGAATAAATATAAAGATCTTTTAAATTATTTGTTCTAATAACAAGATCTCCAATATCTTCATTTTCAATTAATGGAGTTTTAATAAACGGAACAGATAAAAAATCTGCATAAATATTATCAAAACGTATAAGAGGTGAACCAATGTTATATGTAACATTTGCATCTGGTATAATATTTTTAACATAAGTATTTGTTGTATTCAAATGAATATTTCCTGTTGTATTTCTTATTTCAAGATCTGTTCCGGGGATATTTTTAATAATAAGATCTGTATATAATGTTGAAATTATGCCATTTGTAGCAGAAAGATTTGTAGTTGATATGCTAAATGCTGTTATATTTGTAATAACGATAGACTGCCCACCTGTTGATCTATTATAGAAAGGATTATAATACATTGACATTTTGACAATATATATAAATTAAGGATTAAATAAAATAGTTAACTTACATACTATTAAAAAAATTGAAAGCCGTAAATAACTATAATTTTTATTATATTTGTATAAAAGTGAAAAAAACGAAAGTGTAAGTCATGGAGTTTGATCCATTGTTGGTAGTTAATCCACTTGATTATAGTGATGATATTTGTAGTCAGTTATCAATGTTGGAATGCATGTCTCGGTTATTTCGTAAAAATATAGGAAAATTGAAAGGACGAAATTTGTTACAGTTTATTGAATTAGGCTATATTGTTTTGGATGGAGCAAAACAAATTAATTTATTTTATTCTGGAATATGTAAAAATCAAATTATTTCATCTATTCAATGTGAAAGTATCAGGTGGGCAATGACTGTGAAAAACATTACAACAGATAAAGAATTTGAATTGGTTCGGGATTTTTTTCATACATTGCGGTGGATTTGTGAATGTACACACAAATAATTATAAATTAATAAAAAATTGAAAAAATAAATAAATAATATTAATTTTATAATTGATGTTATTTAGTTAATTAAAAAATGAATAAAGGAACTGATGAAAGGTTTTTTGATATAATAGATGGATTTCATTTTATTGATGATACAAATGTTATTTCTACTAAAAAAAGAGAAATAAAATATAAAAGTGAAAAAATGGGAGAAATTGTAGAATATTATGATAACAATATTCTATATTCAAAATGTGAATTTAACAGTGGTGGATTAAATGGATATTTTGTTAGTTATTATGAAAATGGAAAAATGTATGAAATCGTATTTTATGTTAATGGAAAAATGAATGGATTATATTTTTGTTATTATGAAAATGGATTTGTACAAAAACAAATAAATTATATTGATGGAATAAAAGATGGTGAATGTAAAACATTTTATGAAAATGGAAAAACAAAAGAAATATATAATTATAATAATGGAAAAATTGATGGAATGTATTTTTATTATTATGATAATGGAGAATTAATGGAAAAATGTGTTTATATTAACGGAAATGTCATAGGAGATATTGTTTTATATTATGATGGGCAAAAAATTAAAAAACAATGTGTAATGAAAAATAACTTATTTGATGAAAAATATTTTGAATATTTTGAAGATGGACAATTAAAAAGAAAATGTAATTTTGATGAAGGAAAAATAGAAGGAGTGTATACGGAATATTATAATGATGGAGCAATTAAAGAAGTATGTAATTGTATTAAAGGAAAATTATTCGGTGATGTAACACAATATCATAAATCTGGAAAAATAGAAACAAAATGTAAATATTTTAATGGAAAAGAAGAAGGTAAATTTAATGAATATTATGAAAATGGAAATAAATATATTGTGTGTAATTATAAAAATGGAATATTACATGGTGAATATATTATATATTATAAAAATGAAGAGATAAATGAAAGTTGTTATTATACAAATGGGAAAAAAAATGGAATGTTTGTTAGTTATTATGAAAATGGAAAAAAGCATAAACTATGTATTTATTCAAATGATGTAAAAAATGGAGAAAGTTTAACTTATTTTGAATTTGGTGGATTATATGAAAAATGTACATATGATAATGGAGAATTAAACGGATTATATGAAAGCTATTATGAAAATGGTATGATATTTAAAAAATGTAGTTACAATCATGGAAAGCTAAATGGTGAATTTACTTGTTATCATGATAATGGTTTTTTAAATGAAAAAAAAACTTATGTTAATGGATTGATTGAAGGATGTTACAAATGTTTTGATAATAATGGATGTTTATTAATTGCCGATTGTTTTTACAATGGTAAAAAAGTTATGTAATAAAATATGATATTAAAATACATTCTATAAATATCATATATTTTTTAATATGATATTTATATAAAAAAATTGAAAAAAATATATAATACAAATAATAATAATATATTGTATATTTTAGAAATGGATAACAGAACAGAAATATTTAGTTATTATGATAATGGAAGATTAATGAATGTATGTCAATATAAAAATCAAATGAAAGATGGAAAATCAGAAACATATAATGAAGAAGGAAAATTAATTGATGTAAGTTATTATACTAATGGAAACTTAGAAGGAGAAGAAACTATTTATTATGATGATGGAACTATTATGCAACAAATTATGTATGTTAATGGAAAAAGAAATGGTAAAAGTTTATTGTATAATACAAATGGGATATTAACAAGGATGGTTTATTATATTGATGATGTATTAAATGGAAAATGTTGTGCATACAATAATGGAATAATAAGTATTGAACAAACATATGTAAATGGAAAATGTAATGGTAAAATATATGATTATTATGATAATGGTTCATTACACAAAGTAATAACATGTTGTGAAGGAAAAAAATATGGTGAATATAATGAATATAATGAACAGGGCAAGTTGATTTATAAATGTTATCATATTAATAATATTAAAAATGGAGAATCAACAGAATATGATGATGAAGGAAAATTATTTAGAAAAGTAACATATGTAGATGGAAAAAGAGAAGGAAAATGTTATGAATATTTTAATGATGGAAAATTATTGGGTGAATATTCATTTGTTAATGATAAACGAGAAGGGAAAAGTATATTTTATAGTGGAAATGGAAAAACAAGAATGTTAATAAATTATAAAAATGATATAATTGATGGGAAATGTATTAATTATCATTATAATGGAAATATATCAACAATAAGTAATTATGTTGATGGAAAATTAGAAGGAAAATATTTAGGATATTATGAAGATGGAAAAAAATATGTTGTATGTAATTACGTTAATGGAGAATATAGCGGGTTATTTATCGTTTATGATCACAATGGATATATAATTAAAAAAGCAAGATATCCAATTAATAATATAACAAATGAAATAACATTACAAATGTTAAAAGAAGGATATAAATTAACAAAAATATATTTATGTAATGAAGCACAATGTGTTATTTGTAAAGATTTTGGTGAAGGAAACGGAGAATTATTATTTATGAATTGTGAAGGAGAAAATAAACACATATTTCATAAGAAATGTTTACTTAATTGGTTTGAATATATTGATGATAATAATGTTCAAGAATGTCCATTATGTCGTCAAGCAATTGATTGGAATGAATGTGGAATATGCCAGATAAGTCATTAAAAATAAAAATTGAAAAACAAAATATATTATAATTTCACAATTATAATATAGTTAGTGTGATTCAATAGGTTGTAACATGTCAAACAACAATTCTGTTGTTCGTATGTTTGTTAATGATAATAAAATTGATGAAGTATCACATACATATTCATATTATGTTGATAGCTCTATAAAAAAACATTTTACAATTCATATATTTTATAGAAGAAGATGTGAGTTTGATGATTTTAATCCTACATGGGAGTATAAAATGAAAAATACAGCAGAACAAGTAAAGTTTGATGAAGAATGGATTGCAAATGGAGAAAGAATAGATGAATATGAAGAATTTTATCAATCAGGACAATTAAAAATGGCTGGAACATATGTAGATGGACAACAAGATGGAAAATGGATTGAAAACTATCCATCTGGTAATCAAAAATCAAATTATTATTATCATAGTGGAAAAAAGAGAAATGGAAAAGAATATTATGAGAATGGAAGAATAAAAACTGTTTATAGATCAAAACCATTTGAAATGTCAAAAAGAATTGAATTTGATTTTGAAGGAAATTTGATTTCTTCATTTGAATATGATGATTATTGTGTTGGAAATATGAAAAAAATAACAAAAGAATGTGTATGTGTTGGATGTAATCAAGATGTAAAATTAATTTATTTGAGTTGTGGGCATTTGTTTCATCGCAAGTGTCTATATGAAATATTAAGACATTATGATTCAATTGAACTGTTTTGTCCTTATTGCAGTAAACGTATTGATTGGACTAGTTGTGGACATACTTCATGTTAATTTTATTTTAACAAAAATAAAATATTTTTGTTAAAATAAAAATTTAATTTTATTCAAATTGTATATGAGGAGTTATAAAATCTAACAAATTTTGTTTATTTAAGTTTGAATAGTTATGTAGATGTAAAAATTTTGCCAAATCTTTTAAATTAGAAATTGTTAATTTCATCAAATCTTTATTTATATCTCTAAATGTTTGGTGTGTTTGTGAATTGTAAAACGTAAAATAAGATGTATCATTAACTGTATATTGATCGTTTAATGGAACAGTAAAACAATTGTTGTTCATTTAATATGAATCATTTAATAAATATTATTATATAAATATTTATTTTTTCAATTTTTTTTAATTGAAAAAAATTGAAAAGTAAACATTATATAATAATATTTATTAAATGATTTATTAAATATTAAATATGGAGGAAACAGATATGTTGGGAACATTACAGAATATGTTGGAAACATTACAGAATATGTTGAAAACATTACAGAATTGTAAAGATTCAAACAGTATGGAAGATTATATTAATATTATTAATGATCATGATACATTAAGTAAACTTAGAAATGTATTATTTTGGTGTAGTAAAAATAAATTAATTGAAGAAACTATTGAGTTATTTAAATTGTTAATGATTGACAATCATTTTTCAGATAATATAAGTGAAATAATTATAAATAGTATGGAGTGTTTTAATATTGAAATGTTATATTTTATGTTAGGAAATACAAATAATGTAAATATTATTAAACATTGGATACAAGATGATTGTATTGAAATAACAGAAACATGTTTTCAATTATTAATTTTAAATAAAAACAATATATCAAATGATGATTTTAATGAAATAATGAAGATATTTTATGAAGATGGAAAATATAAATTAACAGAAAAAAATGTGTGTGATGCTATAAATGTTGGGTTTACATTTTATAATATGGAAAAATTAGAAATTATTATGACAGATGAAATTAAAAATTGTTTAAATATGAAGAAAAAAAAGCAGAGTTATATTGATAATATAGAAATAAAAAAAAAGATATTACAGTTGTTATGTGAAAAAGCACAATTGAATGAAATTAAAAAATTAACAGAAGAAAATAGATTTGAATTTGATATTGAATGTCTTAAACAAGCATGTAAATATAGATCATTTCAATATATTGAATATATTATTGATAGAAACAAAATTGATATTGATGAAGAATGTTTTAAATTATTGTTATCAGATGATTTTGAAAAAGAGAAAGTTATTAAAAAAATGATTAAACAATTTAGTGCAAAAAAGAATAATTTATATGATTATGTTATTTTATAAAAAATTGAAATTAATTTATTTTATAATATAAAATAAATTAATAATATAAATTATAATATAAATGGAAAAAAAATTAGTTAAAGTTGCATATGAATTATTTAAAGATAAATATAGATGTATAAACCAATTTACATGGTATAAAAATGACGGCAATAAACTAAAAAATATTTCATATGGTATTTTTATTAATGAAACAAGTAAGTCAATATTTAATAAACTTATTGAAAGTCAAATAGAATTGATAAATAATAATGCCAAGAAAGAAGACATAATTTATTTTGTTGATTTGATAAAGGAATTTTTTAATAGTTGGCAAAATACTGATCAACAGTTATCATATAATATGTTAAAATTATGTGCCGATAAATTTCATGATGAAAGTCTTTGTGAAAAGATAGTAGCAAGAAAAATTGATAATTATGAAGAAATATAAAAAAATTGAAATTTTAAGTGTTTGAAAGGCTTAACACATAATATGATAAAGTGCACAGGTAGCAAAGTGGCCAAATGCTGCAGTTTTAAGCACTGCTCCCGCAAGGGTTCGTGGGTTCGAATCCCACCCTGTGCATTTCTTTTAACAAACAAAATTATTTTATAATTTTGTTTGTTAAAGAAAATAAAATTTAAAAATAATTAAAAAGGATATTTTATTAAATAATAGTAAATCATATTATTATTGAAAGATGGAAAACAAATTTATTATTGAACGAAAGCGATATTTAAAAATTGTGGCAGTAATTATATGTTTGGAGTTAATAGCATCAACATATGTTTCAATTACAACATATCCTTATAATGATATTAATTTTGTAATATTACAAAAATTGGATATTATTGTAACAATTGATAAAACATTATTGTTAACATTGTGGGTGATAGATTTAATATTGTATGCAATGAAGGTAATCAAGATAGGATTAGTTTTATGGGCAATTATAGAAAAAAACTATCAAAAATCAAGTAAAATTATGATGGTTAATACAATAATCAATATTTGTATGCCATTATTATTATTTTTTGTTCCGTTTGGAAATATATTGATAAATAATGTAAACGTATCATCAAATTATGAATTAGATCCAGACATTGATCCATTTAAAAAATATATATTAATGCAATTTATGCCATATATTATAGAATATTTAAGGATTGGTGCAATAATTGATTTTTTTAGGAGAATATGTATTTCATTATTATCATTATGTATTTCTTCAATAATATTAATTCCTTCATTGATTAGTGGATTAAGAAATATTAGAGATATTATTAATCTTACAGAATTTAAAATATTACATATTGGATTAATATGTTTATTGTTACCTATATTATGGGTTATTATTGGAATTATATTGTTGATTGATTATGATATTAGTATTATTGTATTGTTACTATTAGCAACATTTTATTTTATTGATAGTTATTTTGTAATAAAAGATAAAGTTATTAAATATATTAAAGTTATATGTATTGATATAGGATTAATTGTTGTTATTTCATATATAATGGAAAGATATGGATTTGTTCCAGAAGTTAATATTATTGGATTAATTGAAGGTTATTATTATAGCAAAGTTATATTTCAAGATATTCTTTTATTTATAAGTATAAAAATTGAAGAAAATAGAAAAGAGAATAATACAGAAAATTATGACAAATATGAATTTTTCAGATCATTGGGAATTAACATTTCTAGTAAAATTGCTTTATTAAGTGAATGTCAAAATTAAAAAATTGAAAAAATAAATAAATAGATATATAAAAGATAAGATAATAATATATATATACATGTACATTACTGGTTTTAGGTGGTTATCTGATGTAACAACTGATTTGCTTGGACATGAAATAATTGAAATTATGAATAAATGTGGAAATCCAATTGATGAATATATTTGGCATGGTTGTGAAAAAAGTGAATCAAATGATAGTAATATTATATTGAAAATTCCGGATGTACCAGATAGTATTGCTGTACAATATCAAGATTGTATTATACGATATTTGAATGCAACAACATCTGTGAAATGTGAAAGAGAAAATGATTGTGTCAAAGTTATTATCAATAAAATCGAATATGAACAAAAAAGACAAGAGATTGGATTTACAGACACAAACAATTTTTTATTAAGTATATGTTTTACATGTTTGGATAACAAGAATTTAGAAATAAACTTTCAATTTTGTACTAATGATGATAAAAGTTTTAGAATGCCATGTTAATGTTTTACACTTTTTAATGTTTAAAAATATAAAATAATTTTTTATTTACATGTAAATAAAAAATTATTTTTTTTGATTACAAATAAAATCATGAATATATAATTTTATTTGGTCATTAGAACATGAATATGTTTCAATAATATGATGATTAGCACATAATAGTTTCTGGAATAATAATAATCTATTTGCAGTAGTTTCTGGTGATATATCATAACAATTTTGTAGAATCAATGTTGCATTTGTGATTATTTCTTTACAAATTTCTTCTATTTGTTTATTTTTATAAGAAGATTTATATAAATCTTTTAAAGCATTTGATAATTTATTGTCATTCCATAAGATATTTTCTTGTGTAAACAAGGAAAAGTCAATTGATTTAATATTCTGTTTTGTTATTTCGCTTAATATATGATTCTGTATATTAGCCAATTCTTCCATCAGTATTATATAAATATAATATAATTATTATATTTATATAAAATTATAAAAACATAAAATAAAATTGAAAAAAATAGTTTATGGTAATAGTTTTTATTAAATAACATTATTATAAAAATGTTTGGAAACTGTGAAAAGTGGAATGGAAAATATATTGAATATAATGACGACGAAACAATAAAGTATTGGTGTTATTATAAAGATGGATTGATACAGGGAAAATATTTTTGTTATTATAAAAATGGAAATATTGAAATAGTTTCTTCATTTAAAAACGAAAAAAAGGATGGAAGTTATATAAATTATTATGATAATGGGCAAATTAAACTATATTGTTATTATGAAAATGGAATGATAGAAGGGAAATGTTATTGTTATTATGAAAATGGAAATTACAAAGAAATATCAATATATAAAAATGGAGAAAAAGAAGGTGAATGTATTGAATATTTTGATGATGGGCATATTAAACATTGGTATTATTTAAAAAATGGGGTAGTTGAAGGTAAATTTTATCGTTATTATAGAAATGGAATTAATGACATTATAAGTACTTATAAAAATGGAATAAAAAATGGAGAAGAATTATTATTTTATAAAAATGGAATTGTAGCAGAACAAATAAATTATAAAGATGGAAAAAAGCATGGAGTACAAATTTTATATATGAGTAATGGAACAATAACAGAATATTGTTGTTATGTTAATGGAAAAAAAAATGGGGAATTAATATCATATAATGATAATGGTAATATTTCACACAAATGTTTTTATATTGATGGTGTGTTAAATGGACAATATATTTCATATTGGAATAATGGTAATATTATGAGAATAACATATTTAAAAAATGGGAAAGAATTTGGAGAGGAAATAAATTATTATGATACTGGTTCTGTATTTGAAAGAAGAATTTTTAATGATGGAATTTTAGATGGTGAATGTATAATGTATTCAAAAGGATTACATATATTATCAAAATACAATTTTGTCAATAATAAAATAGAAGGGAAAGAATATTTTTATCATGAAAATGGAAATATTATAAGTGAAAGAAATTTTGTTCATAGTATGTGCAATGGAAAAACAAAAGAATATGATGAAAATGGAAATATTTTATTAATTAAATATTTTAAAGATAATTGTCTTTTAAAAAAAACAGATGGTCGTGGGCGTATTATAATGAATTTAAATATGTTATATTTTTATAAATTTGATGAAGAAATACATGATGCTGTTTGTATGGTATGTAAAAATTAAAAAATTGAAATATGAAAATATTTAATAAGTTTATTTTTAATAATGAATGTGGAAGGAATGGATAAAAAACATATTGAATCTTCAATAAAATTTATAATGAGAAGTTCAATGGAAAAACATAATAAATTGTCAACAATACTACGATATTTATTTGTTAATGAATGTGATATTGATCAGAAAAAGTATTTTTTAATTGGTTCTTATACAATTAGAAAATGGAGGAAGATAAACGATCTTAACATTATTATTGTTCCAAATGAATTTATAAAATTAGAACAATTAGTAACAATTGGAATTGGAAAAATGGAAATGTATAATGGTGGATACCGTTGGTTTTATGATATGACAAATTATTATAATGAAATAACAGGACAACATGAAAAAAAATTTTCAATTGAAGCATATCGTGTTAATGAAAGATATGGATTTCCAGATGATAGATTTTCATTGAGTAATTTAATGAAAATTGGAGGATTGGAATTGGATGAAAATGATCATCTATTTTTGAGATTGAGTATTTTACTTATATGGAAAAAAACAATGAATCGGCCAAAAGATTTAATAGATATTGATATTATTGAAAAAATATTGTAGGATATTAATATCCTACAATATTTCTTCAATAAAATTAATAATATTGTAAGATATTAATTAAATGTTTTAATAAAATTAAATATGTAATAGTATTGTAAATAGTAAAATGGAAAAAATTATTACACGTTATTATAATGGTTTTAGAAATGAAATGTATTATGTTATTAATGGTAAAAAAGAAGGAAAATATTTAAAATATTATATCAATGGACAAGTAGAATGTAAATGGAATTATGTTAATGATAGGCTCAATGGAGAATTTTTAATGTATAATGAAGATGGAAAGTTATTAACAAAAGAACATTACATTGATAATATGAAAAACGGAGAACATATTGTATACTTTGTAAATGGTCAAATACATGAAAAATATAATTTTATTAATGATAGAATATATGGAGAATGTTTAATATATTATTCTAATGGGCAGTTATATGAAAAATATATTTGTGTTTATGGTAAGAAGGAAGGAGAATTTGTATCATATTATGAAAATGGGAAATTAATGTTAAAATGTTTTTATGTTGAAGATAAACGTAAAGGAGAATTTGTTACATATTATGATAATGGACAATTACAAATAAAATGTATATGTGTTAATAATATTTTTGATGGAGAATATCTAAGTTATTATGATAATGGACAAATTGAAGTAAAATGTAATTTTATTATTGGAAAACGTAATGGTAAATATTTAAAATATTCTAAAAATGGGCAATTAGTAGAAGAATCAATTTATATTAATGATGTATGTAAAGAAATTATTATTAAACATATGATATTAATGATAGCAGAAATTGAAAATCATAATTTTAAAGTATTGAAGATTTAAAATGTGACAAAAGTGCGTTTTATTTATAGAAAAAAATATATAAGAAAGATTGTTGATGATCTAATGATTGTATATATGATCTCTTTAATGGGTGTTTAATATATACATGAAGATTATCAACCATCCAT